TCTGCAAATGCAACTGTTCCGTGTGGCTGCAATCCACCTTTAAGTCCTTCTGATATGTCTTTTGCCTGCTGATAGTAATACTTGGCATTGTCAAAATCCTCGCCCTCTCTGCTTCCTGTACCACCAACAGCATAACTCTGTGCTTTGGTTGCACTATCTGCTGCAGATTCGGCTTTACCGATGATCTCTGTTGCTTTCTGCGTTGCGATTGTGGCTTTATCTATGGCGGTACTGGCGGACTGGCTGGCAGATGCCGCTTCACTTGTGGCTGTGGCTGCAGACTGACTGGCGGATGTCTCACTGGCTTTTGCGTTAGTCTCGGATATTGCTGCCGCCGTGGCTGACTTCGCCGCTGCTGTCTCTGACGCTTTGGCATTGGTTTCGGATGTTTTTGCCGCTGTTTCACTGGCTTTTGCGGCATTCTCACTTGCTTTGGCGTTTATTTCAGACATTGCCGCTGCCTGCTGGCTTGACTCTGACTTTGCTACTTCCACCTTAATTTTTGCAAGATAGTTTGGCTCCAAGTGTTTTTCCTCGATGCTACCCTCTTTGACGATGGCAGACACTTTTCCATCCTTATCAATATAAAAAGCTACCGTATCAGAATCAAGGAACTCATACTGTGTAATCAGTGCCGACAGGTCTATGTACTGCTTCGTACCATCAATCAGAGTCAGGATAATCTGCTGTGTGGTCGGGTTATAAACGAAGTTGATTGCGATTTTCTCCATCTGTGTATCAATCGTAATCTTAGAACCGTTCTTTTTTGTGATCGTAATGATTCCGGTCGATTCCTCAAAGGTCACGTCTGCAACAAGGGTAGCCACTTCTGTTTTCGTGGCTTTTGTGGTATCGAGAGTGATTACACGATCATCAATAACGCCAATAGCTGCGTCCATTTTGTTAAGATTGCTTTCATTAAGCGGTGTTTCATCACTCGGATAATTCTCCCAATTAATAGCACTATGCGCTTTATTCATGATCCTCACTCTCCCTTTCCTTTGCAAGCTTCATTTGTTCCCGCTCTACTGTAACCTGCCTGTTTGCCTCTTCCTTGATCTGCTGCAGAATATCCTTAAACACCAGGTACTTAGCTTCGATTGGGACATCCCCGCACAAATTTACATAATTTATAATGTCGTTTTCAAATTCACGAATTTTTGCATTTATCATAGAATACCTACCGTTTCCTTCAATTCTTTTATTTCTTCATGCTGTAATTGCACTGTTGCAACCAGATCAGCGATCAGCTCTGTATAATTCAGTCCGTAATACTTTTCTCCGTTACCGTTTGAGAAAATTTGAGGGCAAATATTCCATCCTTCTTCCACACTTTCCAAAACATCCTGTGCTATAAAGCCATGATGAAATCCATCCTTTTCGAAATTATAACGATACGATTTTGCTCTTAAAGAATAAATAAACTCAGATGATTGCTTTTTGCTTAAATCTAAAATTGTGTTTTTTATTCTTTTGTCAGATCCATTAATTACTCCACCTCTGAATCCACCTACTCCGGTATCTCCGTCTAAATGGATCATCATGTGGTCATTATCGTTTGCGCCTTTATGCAATGAAACCTGATTATATTGAACCGTACATTTATGAACAGGACTTTCAAGCGTCCCTTCCACTGTTCGAAATCCATCCGTTCCCATCTGTACAAGTGTTCCACTGCGTTTAAATTCAATAAGGTTTTCTACAGACTCTTCCGTTTGAATATGCATATATCCCCCGGTCATTTCCATAGAACCTTTTAATTCAAGCAGTTTTGCTTTAATTTTGATACCCTCGGCTGACTGGTTGATTTCTGAAACAACACTATCTTTCGACACTTTGGAACTAATTTCATTTGCTGTCTGAGAAATAACACTGGACGCACTTACTGATAGCTTTTTGCATTTTATTGGTCCATTCCATTGATGTTTTATTATTGTTTGATTTCCATCAGGATCGGTCAGTACTACTTCAATACACTGATACAGATATCCATTTTGCTGATTTAAATAATACTTACCATTATATTTTTCGCTTGCCGGATATTTTTCATCTGGATCTGTATATCCCTGATAGCTAACCTTTTTCCCGCCGGTATCCCAAATTGTTTGCGAAGCTGTAACTTCCGAACGGATCTCTTTCGCCGTCTGCGTGATCTGTGATTTAAGCGAATTAGGGTTGCTACCATCCGTTGTTTCACTAACAAGACTTGTGATTCTGTCCCGTTCCACTTTGATGGATGCTTCCAATTTTTTTGAAACTTTTTGTAATTCAGCTACCTTTTTCCACGAGGTCCCGCCTGATAAATACAGATATCCTGTTTTCTGATCCAAATAATATTTGTTTTTATACTTATCGGCCGGATAAACTTTATTACCTTTTGAATCCAGGATTGAATCCGGCGCACCGTAGGATGTGATTGCTATCGTATACCCTGTCGTATCCCACACATCTTCCGAACCGGCAACCGTCATCTTTATTTCGCTGGCCGTCTGATTTATGGACGATTCCAGACCTTCTTTTGTGTTCTTCACTTCGGTCCGAATTGTATCGGCTGTCTGTGTGATCCGTGATATCAGTTGTTCTTCTTTATTCTCGATCGTGCTCTGTGTCTTTTCAATGGTTCGCTCCAACACATTGCTCTTGCCTTTGAGCTTTAAAATACTTTTCTGTATTCCGTTCGCCCCGTTTGTCCGGTACTCTTCCCCATCCGCTTCCAAATCATCACGCAAAGCCTGTATACCTTTCAGGGTTCTTTTCAGAATATAGGACTCAATCAGTTCATATCTGGTCGGCAGCCGCACCGCATCCCCGACCTCAAGGCAAGGGCTCCCTTTGCAGTCTGCCGCAAACGGGCGATAAACAATACCCCTGATCTTGGAAAGAATATTTTTTGCAATGCCCCTCAGTTCTTTTGTGCCTTTTCCATATACAAGAAAATTATCCTCGATCACATAAGCATTGTCTCCCGTACCCACAATCACGCCGATATCATTCTTCTGCTCCCGGATCTGTAACTTATTGATTGTTTTAACAAGAAAATCTTCATACTCAGCCGTTATATATAAATCCTTCCCGATACGGTTGCTTTTCGGATCTCTTGGGAACAAATCATCTGCCGGATAAAGATCGTTTCTCGGATAAAGTCCCTGTATATTCTGCTCCAGATATATATAATGAAACTTCCCGTCACGCCCCATGTGCCCCATGCAGCCATTGATCTCACAAATGCAGGACAACACTTCTTTGCCGCTCATGGATTCGCCTATGGTGCTTGATTCCTCTGTAGCAGAGCTTGTCTCACTGGATGCCGTGACCGCTACCGTTTTCTCAATAGACATATTGTCATTAATGAGAGCAATGTCCGCCTGTTCGATCCCGAAGTGCTTAAAAAAGCTGTTCCGGAACTGTTTCATTGTGACTGGTTCATAAACTGTAACAGTCGTAGTTTTTCCATCTTTATCTTTCTGCTGCTCTTTATGGGATGGAAAGACAGTGTTATACCATGCTGCCACATCTGCATTTAAAATGTCATAAAGGGCATCATATGCAACCACATCTCGGTATTTTCTGTCAGCAGTCGGTGTATCTGAATAACCTTTGAATCTTCCTATTAAAAGAGGCTGATCTGTGTGCCCACCGATCGTCATTCTGGCGGTCAGCCATTTTCCTTTCATTGGAAGAAAAATATTTGAAACCTTGAATTTTACAGATCCGGCTTCAATGGCACCAAAAGTCAATTCAGACTGTGAACACAGGCTTTCTGTTAATTCAAACTCTTCCTCATGAAATTCCGTATTTGTGATATGGATTTTCCCATCATCGGAAATAATTTCAAGCTGGACATCAACGCTATTCTGTTTAAATAAATCAGCATATTTAAAATCAATCATCCAACTACACCTCCATATCCGATAAATGCCAGCCGGAATGATCCATACTGGACTGTCCATTCATCTGCATAATCTATCTGATACTCCACGTCGGGCATATAGCAGTCCATCGTTACATAATTACCGATTTCCGGCATCCATGCGGTAACAAGCGATTTCTTTTCGGTTGTATTGGAATATTGGGATCTGATACTGTCCATCAGCGGACGCAATGCAGCTTCGTCTATATCTCCCGGTGTTTCCCATTCCATTTTTATGGAAACGTTACTCAATGCCTCCCGGTGCAGTATCCCGTTCGCATCCCGGTAAGAATCAAGATCCTGCCCCTTGATCCCACATTTATACTTCTTTGCCTCTATATACCGGAAAGGAACTGTGTAATTGCCTACTTTTATTAAAAATCCGCTGTATGCCATTTATACGCTCCTCTCCTAAAAGTCAAATGCCGGACTTCCGGTTCTCCGGTAATAGTCGTTTGCCTCTTCCCGTACAATTTTAAAAATCTTTCCTTCGTCCGCTACGATCCGCACCGTCTGCACGCCTTTCATCTCACTTGCGATCATTTCTGCAAGCGGTTTCATGTAAGACAGGTTATTTTCGAGCGGAAGTACTGCTTCGCGTCCTGCTTCTCCGATGTTTGCGAGAGTGTTGCCGGTTGTGATACCACCATTGGCAAGACGTGGGATGGAAACATTGCTGATTGTCGGAATGCTTAACCCGAACTTATTTCCACCTATGATTGGTACCCAATCAGGAATATCCCATTGCAGTCCGTTCAAAGCACCTATCATCGTGTTTAAACCGTTTATCATTCCATTCGCCATTTTCTCTACGCCGCCAAGCATTGTATTGATAATATTTTTGACTCCGCCCCACATATTTTGAAAAATATTCTCCACCTTTTCTTTCATATTATTAAGTGTGGTAATGACGTTATCTTTTACATCCGTGAATGATTTTTTCATATTATCTTTGAATTTTTCAATGATATCACTCACTCTTTCCCACATACCTGTCAATCCAACTTTGAGTCCCTCGATGATATAATCGCCCATTTCTGCCATTACAGTCGATGGGGAATGGATGCCAAAAGCATTCTTGAATCCTTCGATAAATGGGTTAAAAATATTTTCTACAATCCATGTTCCAACATTTTTCAATGCATCCAGTATTCCGTTATAGAGTCCCTCGATTACATTTCCGCCAGCCTCTTTAATGTAGTCATTGAAGTAATCCTTTACATTATCCCAAGCGCTTTCGAGCAAGTCCCAAATACTATCCTGTAACTCAATAGCGGCCTTTAATGCCTGGAAAAGAAGTTCTGCAACACTCTCCATTGCACTCGCCCAGTCAAATCCTTTCAATAAATCCGCTATGCTTTGCGCTATGTATGTTGGTATCCCACTCCAATCGATCTCATCAATTACACCACTAAGAAAATCACATAATCCCGCCAGCGCGCTTGATAATGTATCTCCAATAACTCCCCAGTCAAGCGTTTCGAAAAATCCACCAATGGCATCAACAATGCCCTGTCCCAGGGATTTCCAGTCTGTATTTTTTATTGTTTCATCCAAAAATGTAATCAACCCTGTGACCGCAGTTCCGATTGTTTCTCCAAACTCCGTCCACTTAATATTCTGAATTGCATTTGACAATGCCTGTCCTACGCTTTGTCCCATTTTTCCCCAATCAAGAGTCGAAACAAATCCATATGCTGTATCAATAGCCGCATTCAAGCCATTACTGATTGTTGTCCCCAGCAGACTCCAATCCAAATTATCTACCAAACCATTTATTCCAGTAGCCAGTCCAGATCCCAGTTTTGTCCAGTCAACTGTTTCTAAGAATGTATTCAAAAATATAAGTGCTGTATTAATTCCTTGTGCAAGTGTATATCCTAATAAGTTCCAGTCAAATTCACTTACAAATCCATTTATCAGCGTTCCGATTCGTTTTCCAGTCTTTTCCGCTTCTGCCTGGATGGAATCCCACGGAATACTTTTCATTGCGCTGTTGAGCTTATCCGCAATGATTTTTCCAAGTTCTGTCCAATCCTCACCAGCCAATATATCCTTTATCTTTTTAATACTGTCTGATATCGGCATCTCTTCATATGACACTCCTGTGGTTCCGCTTCCACCGCCGCCACTGCCAGAATCATTCGAGCTGATTACATTCAACTCATCAAATCCCTGCAATGCACCTTTTGCTTTCTTGGCAGCATTCGCAGTACCATTTAAGGATTTCGCATAGTCTACCTGCTGATTCTTCGCCTTGCTCCATGTACCTTTCCCGGAAAGTGCAGAAAACAACTGATTAAAGAGATTGATTGCTTGGGCAAGCCAGTTGCAAAGCGTTGTTAAAGCTGGTGCCAGTGCACTGACAATTGGGACTGCTGCTGCGCCGATAGCATTTTTTAAATTCGTTGCCGATGATTTAAGTTCTGACATTTTCTGATTGAAATCGCCGGAATACTTTGCGTAATTCTGGATTCCTGACTTAATACTATCAATCATTGCCCGGAACGCTTTTGAAACCCACTGAAACACCAATATTGTTAGAGCAATTTTCTTTACTCGTTTACCAAATTTTTCAATCATTCCGCCTGATTTCTTGGTATGATTAAAAATACTATTGAAAACTCTTTTTGCAGCACTCCCAACCGAAGATAAAGCACTTTTTACTTTTCCGACCGTCGGAATCATGCCGGCAATCGCTGTCTTTGCCTTTTCAGCAGCTTTTTGTGTTTTGCTAAGACTCTGCTCACCCGTATTTCCGGTTCTGGCTTCTCTGTCTGCCGCCTCATTCATCCGCTGGTTCAAAATCTCCATCTGGCTATTTACTTCTCGTAAACGCTCTGCTTTCTGCTGATATTCTGTTGTGCTTTTGGGATCAACATAGGCAGTACCGGTATTTCTCATTGCCTGCAACTCTCCGTTGGCATACCGTATCGATTCCGATAATTGTTCTGCGTCATACTGCATATTTTTAAATGTACGACTATCTGTTTTACCGCCAACAGCTTTAAAACGTTCCATACGCTCTAATAATTTATCTAAAGCTGTATTGTCTTTATTAAGCTGATCTTGTACTTGCTGATACTCTTCTGTCGGAATCCTCATCTGTTCCATCTGCCGCATCTGATCGGTAAGACGCTGTGATTCCCGCGTCAGTTTCTGAAACCGTGACTCCAACTGCAACAGGCTGCTGGATGCATCTCCATTTTCAATTAATGTCCTTATTCTAATTTCTCCATCATATCCACCAGCCATATGCAATCCTCACTCCCTAAACTAATCCCAGTTCCTTTTCTGCTTTCTTCTTTGCCCTGATCTCTGCCATCATCTGATCGTATTCGTCAATCTTTGTTTTCTCATCCTCGGTATACTCTTTCTTTTCTTCCGGCTGTTCTAAGGCATACATTTCCTGTGCTTCCTTAATCGCCTGTCTCTCTTCTTTTCCCATCTTGGATGTGATTTTCTTCCTGCGAATCTCTATGACCTGTTGGAATGATGACTGTTTATAAGGCATATTCCAGAGCAGACCATTGAACATCCACCAGTGCATATCATCCAAGGAGAGATCGATCCCATATATCTGCCGGAAATCTGCATAGATACGCCACTGGTCAATGTCGTAATCTACCAGCCTGCGGTTATCCTTTGATGATCCCGGCTTGTCATGAAACCAGCCATTTAGAAACCACTCTACACACTGACGAAGATCATCCCCATCCGGGTGCTCCCGTTCATCGAACAGCAGATAGATCAGTGCGTCACTCTTTTCATATTCATTCAGTTCTTTGTCATACTGCACAAGGAATACCTGGATACCGATCCGAAATGATGTATTAACCTTGTACCAGTTCCATTCCTCAGGCAGCGGATCGAGCATGACGTTAATCATGCCCGTGCTCCTTTTCTGCCGGAGTTATAGCGTTTTCTAGTCATCTCGTAACGCTTGCCGAAGAGTTTATTCATGACCGGGATGATCTTCTCGACAAATTCCACCAGTGCCGTCTCATCCGGCGTGAAATCTCCATACACGTTCTTTACCGTATCTTCCCCAAACAGACCGTCGATCTCTGCTGCAATCTGTTTCAGGTACTTCACCCGGATTCTGTTTGCCTGTAAAACCGACTCAACATCAACGTTGTCAGAATCTACCTCATCCTGTGCATGTTCTTTCTTCCATGCTGCCGCCTCTTTCTCACAGTTCTCGGAGATTCTTTCCAGTTTGTTGATGACCTGTCCGAATCGCTCGGCTGTGTCGGCATCTGCGACATTAATGCTCAACACGGTAATGACATCCCCGTCCTCATTTTTAATTGCAATTTTTCTGACACCACTGTCTAATACTAATTCTTCCATAAATTACCATCCTTTCAGAAATCGGGCAGGACTGAAATGAACCCACCCGATTATGCTGATTTTTGATTAACACCGTTTATTATTTTCCTGATGTACCGGACGCTTTCACCGCCCATGTAAATGTGCCATCACCGGCGATCGTGATCGTTCCAAGTTCTACCGCACCATTTCCGTTGATCTGAATCGAAGATGTCAGCGTATCGCCGCCGGAGCCGCCTGTGCTTGACGGGCATACCGTAACCGGGACGCGGATGCAATCGCCTGTATTTTTTGTAATGTCTGTTTTGTAATATCTGTAATAATATGTCTCGCACTGCTTTCCGGTCGGGAATAACTTAAACATCGTATCGATTGCAGTCTGCATATCATCAGACATATAATCACGCTCCGGCGTTGTCGAAAACTCATATCCCTTTACCGTGTTATTTGCGTTTTTCATGTTGACGTACTGGGTTGACTCTGTATTCGGTCCCCAGTCCTCTGTGATCTCTTTGTAGCCATCGCCCATCTCTACGATCTTGGCCGTACTGCCGATGAGAGTACCAATATCAAGTAATGACACCATGTTGGTACGATCTTCTGCAAAAAACTGTAAGTTCGTTTTCATGTATCTTCCTCCTGTTATTTTTTATAAAAATACTTCAGCTGTATATTAATGGCATACACAACCGTTTTTTCATCCTGCTCGCCACCATATACGGGGGATGTCCTCGTAATTGACTGTAATGTCAGATGTGGATCTTTAAACTCGATTCCGCTCTCTTCCATCCATGCCGCAAGGCTGTTCAGCATCTCCTGTGCTTCAATGCTTGCCTTATTGGTGGTCGGTGAGCATTTATAAAGCATCTGAAACGGCATCTGCGCCACATAGCTGCCACTGACATACTTTTTCAGATATACCGCCCCCTGTATGGGGAATAACCCAATGGATCTATCCGCCTTGATGGAGTTCCATCTTATCGTCGTGTTGTCAGCCTTAAACAGCTTTGGATAGTCCGGGTATGCCAGAGCAAGTGCAAGAATACCTTTCTGCGCGTTCTCTGCATCCCGGATGGTAAGTTTTTCTGGTTCTGCCATTTATACGCCTCCTACTTCAAGATGAGGTAAAATATCCTCATACTTGTCTACGGTCGTGACCTTATAAACATCATCGAAGTTCTCATGCATCCACTCATACGCACACTCTTCCGGCAGTTCCACATCTGTGCAATCTCCCTTAACGAAGAAATCCTCCGTAGGGTGAAATGTGATATAGTTCTGTTTTTCCTCTTCCGGCAGTGCATCCCATGCTTTCGTGGGAAGGTAAGGCTTGAACGTTTTGTTGACGTCAACAAAACCTATGTATAGTTTCACTGCATCTGCGCTGTCCATGCCACTCTTGGAGACATTCGCACCCTTGGTTTCCACAAGATCGACACCCTCGAGCAGTGTCGGGTAATATGTTTCTTCCTCGGTTTCCGCGTTGAATGAGCGGTTGAAAAGGGTAACTGTTTTGTTATCAAAGAATCCCATTACATCACCTGTAAATTTACATTTTCCATAACTGCCCTAGCCTCAAGAACTGCGATATAATCAGCCATTGCACGAATCTGCATATTGTAAGTGCTTCTAGGACATGTAGGCTCAAAATTGAGCTTTCCTGCATCCCATTTTTCAAGCATTGCTTTTAACTTCTGGTAGCGGATAACCACCTGCTGATATTCCGCCCTGAAACGTTCCTTATAATCAGAACTGTTCATCATTTCAACTGTATCTTTTAATTCCATGAATTTTCCTCCTAATATCCTGCATATAATAAGCCGGTGCCGGTCAGATACTTGCATACCGTGTCATAACACAACCGGTTCTGCGCTACCTTATCCCCAAGCACCTTATCAATAAGCGTTTCATTACTTCCGAAGCTGATCGACCGACCGCCAGAGGACATCGACTTAATATTTCCACCCTTTTCATCACTGGCGTGACTGGTCTTAAAATCAATCTGATAGAGTAGATCAGCCAATGCACAGGTGGCTTTCTGGATTTTCTCGTCAAATTCTTCCCTGGTATCATCATTAATGTGCCCGTAAGTCAACTGATCCAGCTTCATGGATGCACGATCTTCCCACTTGGGGAAAAGGGATTCCCCGATAGAATCCCCATAATATTTTTCTTTGTAGAAGTCATATGTGGTGTATCCCATCAGAAATCCCCCTTTCTCTTACCCCCTGGTAATGATCTGCGCAATGTTGATCGCTCTTGCCGGGAAGTAATCCGGTTTATCAGAAGAGTTGTTCTGTGCAATTTCCCAGTTTGTCCCTGTCTCCAACTGTGCACCGGTCGGAGAGATCACGCCTGTGTTCTTCCACGAAATACCGTATGGAGCAAATACTTTTCTCTGTCTGGTATACAATGTTGTCTCTCCACCGTTCTTCGCCGGATTACGATCCATTTCAGATGCAACCTTTACACCACAGTTTGTATACTCGATTGCTCCGTTGCCAAGAACATAGGTGGTGTATTTTGTATATCCATCCCCCGCACCCTTAGAAGATTCTGCAACTTCCACAGCCGGCATCGTATCGTCAATAAGTACGATCCTGCCGTTTAAGGTAGCAAGCCCCAGATCACGTTCGATACCATCGGCATCTGTATATTTCATGTAATCCAGCAGCTTAAGATTCTCCAGATTTGTAGCGACCACAGAATGCATGATTGCAAGTGAGAAGTTTGCTTTCTTATCTCCCAGTGCTTTCTGCATTGCATTGTTAAGGGTTGTAGGTCCGAAAGTATTTTCTGTTTCTGCAGTAATATCGTAGGTGTGCGCATCTACGAACTTCTTACCCTCTCCGGTACTCATAGAGAACACACCTTTAAGGGTGCTAAGAAGCGTATCCTGATCTACATCATCCCAGAACTCTGCGACCTCTCCGGCTGCTGCGGAATAATCATCCCCCGAAATATCAGATACAAAATCTTTCTCTGTCCATCCCTGCGCCCTGCCGACAACGATACGCCCCATAGTGTAATTGCCGCGCTCTTCTGCTGTAATGTCTGTCTTGCCGTCATAATTTACGGTCTTGCCAGATAAACGCGCCTTAATCAGAGTTGTGATAAAGTTACCGCCCTTCTGGTCTGGCAATAAAGATGCATACTCGCCACGCTCTACGATCGCGCCGCAATGAAGCAGCTCATTTAAACGCAGATTCGGAGTCTCGCGCACTGCCGCATCAAATACTTCACCATTGAAATTTACCAAATCAAATAATGCCATGTGTTATTTCTCCTTCTTTCTGTTCAGATATGGCGTAATGTCCATATCCGGGTTTTTGTTTTTGAGTTTCATAAGTTCAGCCATAGAAAGTTTTGCCCCATCCGGCTGATTAATTGGATTTCCAACAATCTGGCTGCGGTTCTGCTGCGCCTGGAATGTCTTATCATCAATGAGAATGTCCGGCTTATAATTGCCTTTATCATCCTTGACAATGGTGTCAAACAGATCTGAAATACTTTTTCCGCGTGCTTCATCAGAGTTAAGTTTGTCGACCAGCTGCGCTTTGATCGCGTCTGCCGTGATAGCATTAACAAAATGCTTATCAGCAAAGAAATCTGTTACAAGACCATCAAGCCTTGCTCTTTCGTCTTTCTCTGCGCGCTCCTTACGTTCTGCTTCCAGTGTGGTCGTCAGTTCTGCAATCTTCTGATTCAGTGCATCTGCATCCGGTGCGGAATCTCTCATAGTCTGTAATTCCTTTTCAAGAGTTTCCTGCTTTCCTACAAGTTCCTTATTTTTTTCTTCGAGTTCCTGCGTTTTGGAAAGTTTCTTGTCCAATTCCTGCTTAGAATATAATTCCTCGCCCATACTCTTTTTGATGGATTCTTTCTGCTCATCTGTCAGTGACAGACCAATCTTCTCCAATTCGCTGATTACTTTAACCATGTTCCTTACCTCTTTCTTTCCAAGTTTTTACTCCGGTCAGTCCGGCGCGAATGAGTTGCTATTTACTCCATAGCTGGCAATCGGGAAAGCGGGATTCGAACCCACATCTTTTGTTTTTATTCTTCCTGTTGAACTATTTCCCAAAAACAAAAAGAGCCAACCTCTTAGATTTTTCTAAGAAGTCAGCTCCTTTTAGCTGTTACACATAGCCATTTCTATGCGCCAATTATCAAATTTTCTTTTTTCTTACTTCATATACCTTGATTCCATCTTTAGAAGCATGGATCTCTACCGAATTTCCTTTTTTCAACGACTCCACCATCTGTTTCTTCTTTTCATCTATCATTTTCTCTATGTTCTCCATATCTTTTACCTCATGTCTAATTGTATCATGAGATTGAAAAAGATTTGTGCCATTTTTTAAGCGCACAAAAAGCACCTGTATTTCAAGGTGCCATGTGCTGTATTACATGAAAGGAGGCTCAGAATGAATAGGTGAAACCCATCTGGCAATATTATAATAACTCATATTGGGATATAATTTGTGCCAAAATAAAAGAATGATATATTGCTTCTAAATATCAAGTCTGCCCTCTCTGATCGCTGCACAAAGCATAGATAATGATTCTGTATAACCCATTACTTTTTGCTTATCTGCTTCGGATGCATCTGATTGCATAAAAGCTTTTACTTCCTCTTCTACCTCGAAATATTCTTCTTTTGTGTATTTTTTCTCGTGCATTTTTGCAATCAATTTATCCGCTTCGCTTGAATTTTCAGTAATCATATATTTTTTATTATACTCTTCTATTTTTTTTATAAGACCTTTAATGTCCGCCATTTCTACCACCTTTCAGCCTTTCAACAAATCCCATAACCTCGTTATAATCTTCAAATGAAGCTCTGACTTGTCTTAGACATTCATCTACCCTATTTTCCAACCATTGATACCGTTCTGGAAGTGGAACGTTAAATATTTCCTTTGCAAACTCCATATCCGTTCCAAATGAAAGGCTTTCATTCAGTGTCTGCAAGACTATCGTTTTATCTTCGTAAGCCGGCAAATTTATAATATTCTTTTCCGTGCATATTTGCTGCTTAAGCCATTCAACTGTTGCCTCTTCGATATACTCGTTTGCACTATATACCTCTGGTTTATAATAGCTTGCAGAACAAGAATGGAGCATCTCGTGCCACACTACCCCATCGTCAACCGTATCCACAAGTGAAATATCGCATGACCATTCCTTTCTCCCTAGCGTTTGTTCCTCTATCAGCGTGTTATCAACTTTTATATTTCCACTCCATTTCGACGGTCTGTCAGAGTACTGCGTTATTTCATTCTTTATCTGCTGTGCAGTCTGTTCAAACTCTTCCCTTGTTCTTTTAGTATATCCCACATTCTTCGCTTTTTCCATCGGAACTTTGACAGAATTGCTATAAGCCGTTGCCCTGCCGTTTGCCACCGCAGACTGTTTTTTCTTAAATCCTGCCACCTTTATTCTATCAGCCTGTGTCTGCAATCCATTATCCGCACAGAATTGCTTATACTGTTGATTCTGTATCCGCAGTTTATAAGCAAGTTTATCATATTGTGGCTGCAACATATCTTTTACATCAGTCTCTGCTATGCCGCTTAACTCTGCCTGTTTTGTCAGTAATTCGCGCTTGGTCTGCCGAATAGCACGCTCCATTGATCTCTGCTGCTGTTGTTTCTCATACAATTCCTGGCTCTCGTGCACATTAATTTTAGGATTTCCATCTGCATCAACATAAGGATTTCGCAGAGACTTATCCCACGGCTTATGGGAATGCCTGCAATTATATCCATGCAGTCCAAGAGGATCTACAACTCTTCCCTGTCCTGTCTTTGGATCTATGGTGTATCCGGTTGCATCTAACAGATTTGGTGTGTCTTTATCACTCCCGACGATTTTATATACTTTTCCCTGCCAATGATCGTGTGATGGTATTCCATCCGGGAACTTCTTGCTATGCCGCGCTCCCATATGTGCCGATACAAGAACATACTCTATTCCTTTTTGTGCTATGTATTGATTTGTTACCTGAGCAGCCGTCTGATTCATAGAAGTAACAACACAGCAACGCACTGCCGCTTCTAAAGAACGCCTGGCACCCGTCGGATAATCAATCACAACGCCGCTCTGTGCATATCTGTCAAGCACTTCACATATTGCACTGCTATACGACTGCATACCAGATGCCACACGATAATCTACCTCATTCAGCATATTGAGTAAATCTCTCTGCGTCTGCAACATAGTTGTCCGCGTAAGGTTATTCAATTCTCCGAATGTTTTCATCATTTCGGCATTCATTGCCATGATGGCTGCATTATTTTGCAAAGGTGTTTGAATATCTCCAAGCCGTTTTAAAACCTCTGCATCATCAGAGAATGATGTCATAACACTATCACGCAACAAACGCCGCACTTCGTCCCTGCTCTTTCCTGTCATTTGTGAAATTCTTTTTACAATTTCAGTATGATGCAATCCCATCTGCTGGAGTTTCCAAAGTTCCCGATCAGTAGTGCCAGACATTTCCCCGGACTTTATCAAACGCATTGCTATATCACTGATAATCCAATCTTCCAGTTCCTGATACATTTCTATCAGTTTATCTGATTTTCCGTAAAAATAATCCGGCGTTAACATTATCCTCTTCCTACCTCTCTCTTAACCAAATCAACCCACTCTTGGCCATGTGTTTCTTTCGCTCTCTCAAACCAATGATCTGTAGCTTCCGGATGCCCGTTCGCATCGTAGTGCAATGGTCTGCCAGTTGGATATTTCTTTTCTCCGCTGCGCGCCCATGATCTTCCATCCTCTGTCAGATACAATTCTCCCATATACTGATAATGCGCATATAGCACATTCGTCTCAATCAATCCGGGTTCAACAATATTCGTCTCTCCTACCATAGGTCCCTGTTGAAACGGCATATATGGAATCATGTCATTCAAGACCTGCATGTCCAGTTTATCCTGTGCGCGTCTAAGATTTCCGTCAATTCTGCTTGTATCAAGCCTTATATTTACGTTTCCAACGGTCCTGTCGTACCTCATTTACATCCCCCATACTGCAATCGCCGCACTTACCATTAAAAATCCCCAGTAAATTATGTCACATATTTTTTTCTTTTTCCTTGCCTTATCCATTTCTTCTATAAATGAAACACAAAATAAGAGCATGATTATTTTTAGCACCATCTTTATTCCTCCCCGTATAGTCCGCCTTTGTCCTCCCTTGCATTTTCTTCGTTACACTCCGCAAACATCTCATCAATCTCTTTATCATTAAATCCCTCATACTCTTTGAGGTATTTTCGTTTACTGTATACACCGTTCATCATAAGCTGATATGCTCTGGTTCGATCCTGTTCAAACGATGCCAGCAGATCCTTAAAATAAAATACATCTTCATCCGCTACGCTTTCATCCAGTGCGTCGACGTACCCGCTCGGCATATTAAAAAATACATCGCAGTATTTGTCCAGTGCATATACCAGATCTTTGATCGCAGATTTCAGTGCATTCCTCATATCTGTGATGGTCTCCACGGTCTCGCTGTCGTCACTTTCAATCTCCGTTGCTGTGACGATCCCTGTCTTGCGATCAAGAACAAACTGCCCCTGTGAGAATCCTGCCTTGGTTGATATCATAGATAAAATAGAATTAATATCTGCAACTCTCTGTTCTGTCAACAGTGTTGGCACATGTTCATTAACCGTATTAGAAGCTTCAACCCCCATCCTCAATCCCCTTACAAATCTTGGAAGTTCAAGTCTTTCCTTATCTCCAGTATTCTTATCGCGTTTCATCAATGCATTTTCATCAATAAATGTAATATGCTGCGAATCATCGACTTCATCATCTTTTCTACTCCACGCTACATCCAGATTGCGCAGTTCCTCGATACAATTCGCAAATACTGCCACGCCCTCCGGTGATGTATAGTCAATGGTGTTGTTATACGGCATCTTGAAATACCCAAACAATGGCTTTTCCACATTGGAGATTGTGACTGATTCCGGTATATTCTTCCACTCCGGTACATCTGCCAGTGCAATGCTGCGCCCCAGACTGTCGCTGCCCTTTGATCTGAAAGCCTTATTCTCAATGGTGTATGTCCTTCCAACTCCTTTTCCATCGTCAGAGATCGAAGATGTGAAGTGCTGATACTCCAATCTGGTATAGTAATCATCTCCCTTAATCTGCCGGTCAATAAATATAACCCCAAGGATATCCCCGTTGCTGTTCTTCTCTGTCACTGCAAAGCTGCCTGGCATTACATAGTCGATTGCTCCCGCCGGATTATATGTACCGCTTGGCTTAAGAATAATGCCACCCATGCCGCAGGCATCCTCTACCTTATCCCGGATGGACTTCTGGATCATTGCACCAATGCACTGATTGATATAATCTGCCCTGTCACTGCCGCTGATCGTCACATTGAGATCCAGACAGGTCTTTTTGCTGGTGTAATAGCAGAGAAACTTTGCAAAATTGATTGTGCGCACGTTCTTGCTCATCCAGTACGGTCTACCCTTAATGATGTTCTGCCACTCGATCTGTGCCATCTCCATCAGATCAGAAGAAATAATATCAACATTAAATTCTTTCTCTGCACTTATTTTGAATAAATTCATGATAAACTCCTTTACTCGTGTGAATATGTTCATATGCCACCGCCTTAAATGCCAAGCTGTTTATATACTTCATCTATCTTGTGCCACTGAATAGCAAGCCAATCAACCATTTCCTCATTTTTTGCCCAACCGCCATTATACTGGTTTGCAGAATCTGATAATCCACTCTCGTTCAAAAATGCATGCACAATTTCATGGCGCAACGTCTTTTTCCTGTATGACTTCTGTTCTTCTTCACTCAGGTCAAAGTATTTTTCTTCTGACATATCCGCAACAACAATCAATTTGCTCTCTTCGCCACAATAACCGGCTAAGCTATTTTCTTCCAGATACTTATCCTCTGATACTTTGTGTGTCTCAATTTTGTATTCTGTTCCCAGTACATTAATCTTCGTATTCTCCATCGTTCTCTTCCTCCTCATCTATCTCATCATCATAAAGTCCATTGTTGCGGCGGCTCTCCATAATCACCCTGTTCAGACCGTAAATCAATGCCATTACACAGTCCTCATCCAGTTTGGGGTAAGCATCCGAAAAGCTGCCATCTGCCAACTGCTCATGCTCCAAGGTTGTAAGCTCATGTGCAAGGTGCGGGCATCGTTCCGGATCAACCACGATCTTGGCGGTCTGCTGTAACCATTCCCAACAGTAATCTCTTCCCTTACCAGAACCCCAACGCTTTTTGGCACCAATCGCATTAAATCCCCAGTCCTGCAACTCTGCAATAGCATCCGGCCGTGCTGAGTCGCATATAATTTCCTCTTCGATATATTTCTTAATCTTCCGGGCAAATGTACTATTTTTACAACGCTTAGCAAATACCTCCGCCACACAGTACAATGTGTCCGTATCCTCGTCATACCACGCTTTTTGAAATGTCTGTGGATGCTCAAATCCAAAGTCCAGACCATGATAAAAAAATGGCATATTTTCAATTTCTGCATCCGTGATGGTTCTTTCTTCGACATTGTCAAAGATTCCGCCTCCGGTACCGGTTACTTCACCCATATAGTTGTTGCGATAATATAGCGGCTTATGCACCTTGAACCACTCCGCACGCTCGAAGAATCGTTTACCAAGCCACTTTACCGGCACATTGTAATAATAACTGTGGCAAATCCTTGTCTGCGGCTTTGTTTTACACTCTTCCACGTATTGATTCATGAAATTATTCTTGCTTTTTGGTGGGTTGAATATCTTGATATCCAACGCTGGTGTATCAGATCTGAGAAATGTATCTTCGATGTTATCCATCTGCTCCACGCCTGCCATCTCGTCACATTCTTCATGGATCAGCATCTTTACATATCCAAATGGCACATTGAAAGACTTTAAACTGATAGGCTTGTCCGCACCAACGAACATTACCATCTGTCCGGTTGGCTTATATACCGCGCACATAGGCGATTGTTTGAAATCCCAGTTATCAAGATCATTGTATCGGATCACTGTTTTCATAAACTGGTTATATACAGATCCGCGAAGATCAACCTTGTATCGTCTGGTATATACAATATGTGCCTGTGAATCTTGTCGGATGGTCTCGTATGCCATGTCTCCCCAGAAGTTAGACTTGATAGAGCCACGACCGCCCTTAGATACAATCTCATGCACATCTATTTCCCCGGCAAATGCTTCATGCACTGTCCGGTAGATTTCCACAAAATCGGAAGTAATGTCTGTGATTGGTATCGTCCACAGAGGTGCTTTCTTGCGCTTTTCTTTTTCTTCACGCTCAATTCTCCGCTTTTCTGCTATCGCCAGTGCTTTTTCCAGTCCGTCCATTGCCTTAAGCTGATCGGAGAAGTCCGGTGCGAACCCCAATCCGTCTACGACCTCGCCTTTTGCAATCTTACTTCTACGCTCTTGGATGTCAGCAAGACTCATAATGTCGCGGTGTTGCTCTTTCTCGATGCGCTCGGTCTGTTTTGCTATATATTCAGAGATGCAACTGTTTGCAACCAACTTATGTGCGTTTCCTCTTGCATACCTTTCCGAATATCCTGCCGCTATAGCTGCCCTCTCCGCATTACCACCATTCTTCACATATTCATCTGCAAATGCTTTCTGTTTAGGTGTGAGTTCTTTCTTCATCCGCTCACCGCCTTATAGATATCTAACAGACAATAGATTACATCCACCATTGAGCAAGTCTTTAATATCTCATAGTCTCTCGTTTTCCATTCTCCGCTAAATTTGTTATAGCAGTATACTGGTGTAACAATACGATAAGAGGTAATCATGCGGCTCTGCTCCTCCGAATAGAACTGATTTTGATTTATCTTTACAACCATTCCGCATTTTATAATAGCTGTCTGTAATTTTTTCATTTTTCCTCTTAGATTCGCCACACAATCACTTCCTTTCAGGGCAATAAAAAAGGACATACCGTTATGGTACATCCTTAAGCAAGCGTCCGGATTCTAACCGGAGTAACCGCCATCACGGTGTAATCACCCTATACGACTACTTGCTGTTTCTATCGTACCATGCTTTCTTCACAAATTCAATCATCTTCTTTTCCTGCGTTGTCAGCTTTCTTGTGCCTTTTTCCTTGTGATAATATCCAACATGTGTATGTTCTCCTTTTATTTCATTATGGTCATGTAATAAATTTATACTTTTTACTCTCTTGCCGTTATTATCATAATAATTTATTGAATTTATCTCATTTTTTGCATTTATGGTCACATATACGCGACCACGAGTCATTGTTTCAAGTGGGTCTTTTGCATTATCGGAATCATTATATTTAACAAACTTAATATTTCCCACCTTCATTAGGCTCGTAAATTCCGTTCCATAGCGTTTGCCGCTATCACTTATCCCACTACTTGCCCCTCTGCCACCCATTCAGTATCCTTTCAAAGGCTTAAATATTTATAGCCATTCTTCTTTGCATATTTAACAGCTTCTTCTCTCGATTTAAAACTACTTCTAACATTTTCTTTTATCTTGATTTTCTTTTCATGATAATTATCTTCATCATCCCAATGTGACAATACATCTCTGGTACCAGTCATATAGAACACGGTTCCATGTGGTGTAGTTTCCTTGCTTATGACAACATTTCCACTTAATTTTCCAAATCCGCTAGAGCCACCACGTCCACCAAAAAACTGCAAATTTACTACCATTGCGCCACCTCCGCTTCATGCCACTTCTCACTGAACTGTTTAACATGTACAATATTTCCCTTACACTCGTCCGGGACTCTGCCATAAAAAATAATCTGTGTCGGCTGCAATCTCGCTACCATCTCAAGATAGCCATCCAAAAACCGCTGTTTCTTTTCTGTGCTGTTCTGTGTCCCGACAGAAGAGACCGCAACAACACCCTGTGTAGGTTCTCCATCAAAGCACCATTCAAACGACTTCCGATCGCTCCAGCAAATCGTAGGAATAACATTAATTCCATGCATCTGCCAGTACGCGCCGAGCCAGTGCTTACGGTAATGGTTATAGATCTGTAACGACTTTGGAAAATCCGTATACAGACTGAAATCTGGTGTCAGCACATACTTAAACCGTTGCAACATTGCCGTGTACTTATCCGGGTCTGTCCATACTCTGGTAAACTGGTAATCATCCAGGAAGAAATGTACTGCCTTATTCTCCGGTTCTTTTGCGTTCCTCGCATAATTGAATCCGATAAATTCTGCATTATCAAATTGTACAGGCTCTAACTCCGGTATGTCATACTGACCGACTCCGTCAAATAACATCCTCTGTGCATTTTCGTAATTTCTCTGTGTTTTATACATGGCATAGTCCTTTCCTCATATCATAATTATAAGACAGGTCAAGCATGGATTTGTGCCAACTTTAGTGCATAATAAAAGAGAGGCTGTTATTCCTCTCTTCCCCATACGATCATATACTGTCCGTTCTTCTCTTCCACCAGATGCGCCATCCTCTGTCGCATTAGCCTCTGTGCTGTGCCTTTTCTCCTGTAAAAGCTCCGCCTGCTGATTGGGAGAATGCCGTAGTGTGCTTCCAACATATCGTAACTGGTACCAATAATGATTGATTCTGTCAGTTTATCAGCTATGATGCTATCCACGCCCATGCAGATCTCGTATACTTCTTTTTCATTCACACGCATTCCCCCTTTAAAACTTGTTTGTTCTATTCCTCTCCCTGCCAGATCTTCGGTGTACCTTCCATCATTGCCACATATTTTCCGTAACTCACCCCTGCTTCTCTTGCTTTTCCTAAAACATCATCTAAAGTGCTGTTCCTGCATGTTTTTATACTTCTTTTTTTCCTATATTTTCTTCTGTGATATTCATTCCTGCACTCCTTCCCACAGGTAAGTGCTCTAACTGATATTGATTTGTATTCTTTCCCACAGATCACACACTTTTTTGTATATACCTTGCTATTGAGCATCTTTTTCCTCTCTTTCTGCATTATATTTCTTCCACGCAACAATTTTGCTTCTATAAAAATACTCTGGATCTCCACTAAATCACTTATCTCTTCTAACAGAATGTCCCTTGCGTGTAAGAGTGCCAACAAATTCACGCTGTGGCAAAAGTAGGTTGTCGTTTGCTGACAATAAGAAAACCTTTGTATCTAACGGACAACTGTCCATGTCATAATTCCAATCCATCTGTGTTCCTCTCTTTCTGTATCATCTCCCACCTCTCCGCATATACTATTACGGGAGGTGGAATGATGATCGCTTGGATTTGTTATCTGGTTTTAAAATTTAAAGTTTAGGCAAACCGGAGCTGTCTGATCTACAAAAACATACTGATCTGCCGCTCGTCATACTCATATTTTTGTTTTGCATGTATTTTCCTCTGAAAAAATATTCTCTTAACACGTTCTTTCTGTTTTAAATTTGCCATATACTGATTATCAACCTCAGGCGGCACAGAGAAATAATATTCTTCCGGCAATGGAATCTGATTTTCTTCGCAGATTTTCCGAATCTGTTTCTGATCATAAATAATGTGGTTTCGTGTCAGGTTCATGTTGCAGCCATCTGACCAGAACGGATCATTACATCCATTCTGGTTTATATCCTTCCAATGCTGTATCTCTTTTCGGATTTTTACACAATACTGTTTTACTTTCTGCTCCGGGCTATCTTTCATGGCATCACCCCTGGAATATCCTCGAAACTAATCTGATTATCAGTTTCGAACACAAGCATTTTCTCTTTTGCTCCTGTATAAAAATTGCGGTCAATCTCAAATCCATATGCATTTCTTCCAAGTTCCGCCGCCGCTCTTAATGTGCTACCGCTTCCACAACATGGATCAATTACCACATCACCGGGATCTGTAAATATCTCTATTAGCTTTTTTAAGACAGATACTGGCTTCTGTGCCGGGTGAATTTTGGGAATATCTTTGCCATCTTTCTCCCAAGTAAACCAGTTAAAGATCATATGTCCAGTGCCTCGGATAGTCTTTCCGTTTTCATCGAATCTTGCTCCATTTCTAAACTTTGGCAACTTGTCCCTATATAAGATCAATGCATACTCCGTCGCTCCGACCACTCTCATATTTGCCTTAAGAACCTGTGGACTGTAATTTTTAATAAAAACTAATGGTATATAATTATTAAATCCATGTTTCTTTGCCGCAGCAATCAATGTCTGCATCTGCTCAAATGCGCAGAACACAATCATACATGGTGCGTCTGAACTTCTCCCACGGTTTCCGGCTTTCTTCGGCTCTTTTTTTAGCATCTTGCTACAGAAATGAAAGTATTCGTATAGGTTGAAATTATAATCCGAATTGAAAGCTGCTTTTCCTGCAAACTTACTTTCCCCATTCTTATTATCGCCGCCGTTATACCACATAGGATTACTACCGTAGAAATTCTTTCCTACGTTATATGGCACATCAGCAATGATAAGCTGTGCCGGTGGAATAGCGTACTTTTTATAGTTCTGCATTGAATCTCTGTAAATTTCACATTTTGTTTTCTTCATTTCTTTTGAAAGGAACCCGGCGCGCCTTTTATCCGGATAGGTCCCGGCTCCTTTCTTTGTTTTACTTTATTTTTCTGTTACTCCGTATTTTATCCGTCTTCGCTCATTCATGTTATCAAGTACGTGTCCTGTTTTATCAAGCCACTCCTGCCTTTGACGCTCTTTTTCAGATTCATACCGTCTTTTTTCTTCCTCTTTAGGCTTCGACCAATCAATCTTTTGACCACACCTTGAGCAGAAAGATAATTCGTCCTGAATATGCCATTTGCCAAACCCACTGTATAATTCACCCACGAACCAACCGCAATTGGGACACATCCAATCAGTATAAGTGGATTGCACAAATTCTCCATGACCGTCTGAATGCAACTCGTGATGCAAACCTGTTTTTGTCTCAAGAATCGGCTCTGCTCCGTCATCTCTGTCAAACACCTTGATTTCTTTTTCCTCATCAATGACGGCATCAATCTCTTTGCATTCCTTAAGCCCAATTTTTGATTCACTGTTCAATCTCATAAATCTATGACGAATATGCTTTTTTAAAGCATCAGAATCAATATATCTTGCCATGTCATTACTCCTTTCTCATCCCATCTGTTTTCCAAATCTTATCCAAGCAAGCGTTCCAACCAGATGTAAACGCTTTTCCCAGTCCACCAAACTCGTATTTTTCAACCGGAAGTTCCTCTTTTCTCTCCGGCAACTCTCGTAGGGGACAAAATTCGGGTCTGCATGTTATATAATCTGTTACGTCCTCTCCAATTCCCGGTACTCCACAATACAATGTTTTTTCTCCGTATCTTGGCGGTTGCTTATCATCTACAAAATCGCACATATCACATGATTCCGGCATATCCATAATCAAAATTGCTTTAGCCATACCTCACACTCCTTACCACCCAAATATTACATACCCCGGCATTAGACCGTACTCTGGCGCATCACGCAGGATATACACAATGCGTCTGCCGGTCTCACGTCCGGTATATTTCTCCCCGTCCCACTCTCTCAAAATGACCGAATCCCCTATCTGCAGATCATCCTCGTCCTTGCGAATTTCAAATTTTTTCCGTTCATGAATAACCTCATTGAAATACTCCGGTAATATTTTTTTCTCGACTATTTTACACATCCGCTCCACCGCCTTTCACGATCTCGATCATATCAGTTAGCATTCCACCACACCCGAACTGTTCCATTTCTTCTCGGTATTCTTCCAACTTCTCCACAATCTTGTCCGGATCATAGGCGGTAGGTTGCGCGTTAAAAGTATCATGTATGATATCACCTATGGTAACGTATGTATCTATTGCTTCTCCGTCTGATCCATCCCCCATGATGGAACTCAAATTATTTGCTAAATCCTCATACAATTTATCTGGATCAATCAGTCTCATCGTTCGCCCTCCTGTTCCATGCTTTTACTGCCATCTCTCGCTCATCTGTAATGGCTATCATACCACCGTTTTCAGCAAGAGTATGCTCTACTTCATATGTTTTGGGGAAACTTGCTCCGCACTTGGAACAAGTTATATTAAATCTAAAACCTTTCTGCATGGAAGTGCTGCTGCTCGTTACAATTTTGAATTTTGCTTTTCCGCCACAAAACGGGCATGGCTTAAGTTCTTTACTCATTCTTCGTTTTCCTTCCATTTCTCACATGTATCATCCAGTCTCCGAAAATCCGCACAGTGTTCACTGTCTCCATTGCAACAAACACCCTCATATTCAGCGTAGTATTTACATGTACTGCAATATTTTTTTGTTGTTGCTTCATTCTCCGTCATGACTCTATCTTTCATTTCTGCCAATTCCTCCTGACTGAATTTTGTGTAACCGATTCCACAATTTGTAAATCCTCCCGCTCTATACGCTATGGTTCTCGGCATCTTACACCTCCAACAGTTCCGGATTGTCAAATCTGTTACCATTAACTTCAATTGTGCTTCCATAGCATTCTTCAAACTCAGATTTGTGACCGTCTGCATCTTTAACATTCCAACACATATCCTCTTGATTCCAGATAATCTCGTAAAAAGCTCTTTCGTCAGAATCCCATACTATATCATGTTCAAACACCAGCTTTTTGTTCTTATCAGGCATTGCGGTGCACTGGCAGACGGTTTCTGGGTCTACTTCGACCATGTTCGGGATATCATTGGTCATTCCCCATAGGATATATCTTCTCTCCCAGATACCATATAAATATCCTTGTATCCATTCGCCATTATCTTTCCGCTTTCCACGGAATAAATATCTATTCTCCATCACGTTTCACCTTTCTTCCTTTGATCTGCTCTAACATGATCCTCGATACCTCTGGAAGTCTTAAGCTCTCCATGCATCCATTATGCAGACCGTTTTCCTCATTCCGCTTTGCCACCGGGCATTTCTTGCAGAGAGTGTTCGTGCAGAACTCTCCGATCTGCCGGATAGTCAGTTCTTTATCTGTCATGTGCACTGTTCTCATCTCCTTTGCAAAATCCTCTATGTTCATGCACGGAGAAAGAAATACTTCCGGTCTGCTTCATGTAAGTTAATTTTTCTCCGGTCAACTCGCATTTGTGTTTACGTTCGTTCAAATACTGACATCTTCCATCACAATACATCGCTTTCCCCCTCCATTTCTTTCAGCTTGGCTTCGGCTTCAGATTCTGTGAGGAATACTGTTTTGCCAATACCAGACAATGAAATCGTAAATTTTTTCTCACTATCTATATAAGCACTTTCCGGACCTGTTTCATTGTCAATCCATTTATGCAACCATTTTGCCTTAACCGCAATCTTCATCCAGTTTCTTTTTGCAAAGCGGAATGAAACAATTCGTGCCGGAAAATATGAGGGAATCTTATGGTCAATTATTGGAAGAATCGCACTATCTACATAAACGGTATCTCCCACCTTGCACGGCAACCGCAGAAGTAATCCCTGCTCTTCGGCATCCTCATAGTCTTTCAGCTTTTCATATAAGTCAGCCTTTGTGCACAGATTCAAGTAAAACAATGCAATCAACCCGCGGACATCCGAAAACGGGTCTATCGTTAAATTATCAAATATTTCCTCGTCTAATTCTGCATCGTCTAATGGCAATTCATCTTTTGTTAATGTAGCCATGAGGTTTCTGGCAAAATCTCGTGCATTCATTTCCATCTCGTAATCTCTGTATCTGGCATTACGATCATTGTCTACATAGCAGTTATTATGCATTAATTCAAGCATCGTCATATCTGTTACGCTCTTATTTGTTGTTAATCTCTCCATGCTATTCCTCACTTTCTGCCCGAAGCCATTGTTCCACCTCTGTAACAGAACACATTGCTACGCCGCCCTCAATGGTCTTTACGCTACCCTGCTCATATGTTTCGATTGAGCAAAGGAAATCTAAAAGTTCCTCGTCCGTCATTCTCCGGATCCGGTCTGCATTGGTCTGCGGTCTGCATTCTTTCACAATCTCAAAGCACTCATCCTTCCAAGCTAAAACATTTTCTAGCTTATAGGAACTGTAGCCAACATGATAATAGTCCTCTCCGATTTCCTTGTACTTGATTTCGTAATATGGCTTTTTTCCTATCATTGTTACGATAATATCTAAGCAGGAAACTTTAATGCGTTCTGTTTTGCTATCCCGTGCCGCAGTTCTTATACACTCAATCATGACTTTCCTCGCTTTCCATGTACGGCTCCGGCAACGGCATCCAAGCCACTATCCTGTAACCATGTATTCTTACTAAATCGCACCACCATTTTCCATCGGTTGTGTGTGCACTAGTTGTAACCGTTCGCCCGGCATCATCGGCCACTGTTACAATTACCTCGTCTGATTTTCTTTCAAACATCGCAGTGCTCCACTTTTTAGTCCCTTTAAATTTTATGAACATGCTATCATGTTCCTCCGGCAGTCTCTCACTTACTGGAATCCATCCGCTTTCCTGCTCCAAAATCCTGTTGATTTCTTCCTCTGAAATCACTTTCGTCAGCGGCGAATATCCGCAGGCTTCTGTTAATGATTCAGCTATCCGGCTTTTAATTCTGCTCATTTCCATTCTGATCCTCACTCTCTGCCAGCTTGGCATACATCCAACTAGATACAATTTCTCCGCTCCATGACGTTGCGCCGTTCGCCCAAGTGTACACCATTCCGTTTTCATATTTTGCAAAATATCTCTTTTTCCATTCTGACTCAGCAGCATCTTTTCGATCTGTTACCAACACTGGTGTATCGACCGGAACTTTACTCCAATCAACCGGCGGTTCAATCGGTTCGACATATTCGCTGTTCGCCCATTTTCTCGTCTTTATTTCACAATCTCTTATTGTGCCGCCATTAAAATTACACTCGTTGCACTGTGTTTTTCTGCAATTTTCCAGCTTTCCATTAACGACGGCAATGTTCCCCCCATTGCACGCGATTTCAATAATCTCTTTTGCATACTTCTCTCTATTCAGCATCCTTCTGCTCCTTCCCATACTGCAACTGATACGGTACTTCTCTGAATCTTTTCAACGCATCCTGGTCCGGGTGCTTTGTCGGCATTGACAAGTTATTATTCATTTTTCCGATAATTGCGCGGCGTTTCTTACCTTCTTTCCACATTTATATCTCCCCGCTCCTTTCATCACGGCCACGATCTCCCGGTACTCTCTTTCTCTTTTAGAGATTTCCCGATCAAGTACATCCAACCGTCTAAACAGTGCTGCCGTATACTCTTCGTCCGTCAGCTCCGTTGTTCTTTTCTTACCTTTTGCCGCAAGTGGCAATCGCACCTGTTCGCCGTTGTGCATCAGAATCTTAATGATCTCCAATCGCGGCGCACAATTTAAATCTGCTAAAATCTGCAGCTGGCTTGCTCTGTCCTTTGCGCTGCGGTACTGCCTGCAAATTTCTCCCTCTGTCATATCCATTTCAACCACCTCCCGGTTGCGAATTTAGCACCTGTTTTTCTAATTCGTCATAATCATACTGTCGATGATTCATGTTGTTAAAAGCATTATTTTTCCCTTTACGCTCTGTTGCCTTGCCCGGTACATAGTTCTCATCCAGATAATCTACATAGCTACTGTTAAAAAATGTGCTCCCGTACTGTGCTTTCCGCCAGTCGGCGTCCTTCTGCAATTCAAGACTGTAGCGGTCAATCGCCTTAACAAGCCTATCTTCCCCGATTGCAAGTAGCCGTTTCTTTTGGGTATCCGATACCTGTCCTTTGCCTTTTTTGTTCGGATATGCTTTCCACAGACGTTCGAACAATGCTTTGGCATCCGCCAAAGTATTTTTATTATTATCATTAACATTTACAGTAACATTAACATTATCAGTAACAGGGTTATTTTGCTTTTCAGAAAAACCATTTGCTTTTTTTGCTTTCTCTTGTTTTTGTGAAATATCTTTTGTTTTTGGTCTGCCGCCAAGTTTTCCGGCTTCCCGACGTTTCTCAATCTTCTCTAAATATGCGGCAGTGTCACGATCTATCCTTGATTTGATAAAGCTGAATGCCATATTTGTCATGCCGTCCATCTCTGGGAGTTCATCCCCTGACGCGTAACACAATACTGCCGTCAGGAGTGCTCCGCGCTGTTCCATCGTAAGCAGTTTTATATGTTCCAGATACTCCGCATACAGGACAAAGCTGCTCTTTTCATCCGTCAAGACATCACCCCGTTTCCAAGTCTGTTATTGTCACTTCTGTTCGTGGATGCCATTTGTCAACATCTACATAGCTGCCATCCGTAGAAACGATAATCTTATAATTATCATCTGCCAGTACTCCATAACGCACCAGAATGTCATGTAAAGCCTCATGCAGGTTTGTGAGATCGACTTTTCGGTTGTTTGGCATGTAATACACGGCTTTTACATTTACTTTACGATCAATGGCGTTTATGTGCGGCATATACGGCTTGCACTGCTTTTCATATTTTATATACGCTGCTGATTGTATTATTCTTGGGCGCCCTGTTTTAGGGTCTTTAATAATCCGCTGACTGTTCTTTTTTGTGATCGGTTTTAAATCGATCGTAAATTTATACTCCATTGACACCACCCATTCCCACATTACAGCTTCTTATTTCAAGGATTGTATTATTACTTGGATTCCATCCTTCGACATATTCAACAGCTTCCTGGTATCTCTTGGTTGGAATATTGTTTCTGGAATTAACTCTGAAATAATCCTAAATATCATGATTACACTCAGAAAACACCTTTTTGCTCATTTCCTTATATGCCAGTGCTTTTTTACCACCAAGAACCTCAATCACTCTTTTATTTACAGTTTTCTTTAATTCCTGCTGCTGTTCATAATCAATGGTCATAGTATTTTCAAGATGTGTGATTCTCTCTTCATGTCCATCGATCATACCAAGCTGTACACGCATCATTTCCTGAGGTGTCATCGGTTTTTGATAGGTGCCGGTTCTTCTGATCTGTGGCAGCACTTCCGCTGTCACCCAACGTTTGAAACGCTTTGCTCCTGGCATTTTGCTTGAAAGGATCAAACTGTAAAGTCCCGATTCATTAATGCAAATAACTTCCCGGTTTTGACCTGACAGAACGATTCGTTCGGTCAGCTTATCCTCTTCGTCAACATGATCTCTGATGGCTTTTTGTGTATTTGTATATTGCAAAATTTCCGCAATATCTTTCGCAACAAACCACGGTTCTCCGTCTACCGTTACTGTCCGGATTTCTCTAAATTCTCTATTCTTAAAAATCTCTAACTGATTCAATATCTTCTCCTTCCCCTCCGGCACCCATCGGCACCGGAGATCATGGCTCTTGATAATACTGTGATATATTATTCTGCATGAATGGTTTCTTTTGCCTTGCGGCAGGTGTTTCAACCTACAACCACGACTTACCGAAAACTTCTCTGAATTTTTCTCTGGTACCGTAGTGTTCTTCAAAATACGTCTGTGCCATCTGCTTAAGTTTTAAATCCATATCTGCCGCATCTTTTCCGGCATGTACACCATTCGGATGAAGATCAGGTGCGAGTGGAATCACAAAGCCGTATTTTTCACTGTTCTTCCTGTTCGGATTGCCGCCGAATATATGATGTCTCTCTACCGGTGCAGATCCGGTAAAATAACAATGGTCCATATCATCTGTGAATACACTCCATAATTGTTTCATACGCCCCACCGTTCTTTCATCTCTGCAATTTCAGCAGGTGTATCCGTTTCAATTCCGAGTTCTTTTGCATCTGCCACCGTTCCATCAATCAAAACAGACATTTCTTTCGTGTCATATGTATGGCTACCACGATAAATTTTATAAAATGTAGCTTTTTCTTCATATTTAACAGGAATTGCATGTATACTTTCCTGTTCCCACATAAAATCTTCCGGAGCATTCGTTTTATAAACCATGATGCTGCCATCCGGTAATAACTGTGGCTGCCCGTATTTGCAGATCAACACATTTTTAGCTTTTGCCTTGGATATAGTCAGCGCATCAGCGATCTTTCCGGCAAGAGCATGAAAATAAGCATTTGCATCCAGTGAACGTCGCTGTGTATATCTGACAGCTTTTATTTTTAACTTCTCATATCCTTTAAGCCTGTCATATTCTGCTTTCACGACTTCATTTTCATTAACCTCGAACGTTATTCGGAACCTGTTGCTATCAAGATCAAGGGATGCGCCAACCGCTTTTCCTGTCAATTCCATTAAGCATCAGCCTCTTTCTTTTTCTTATACCAGGTCTCTACCTGTTTTATAATCAGATCTGCTATTTGTTCTGAAATTCCACTTGTTGTCTGAAAATGATATGTTTCTTTTAACTTTTTCCAAATATCTGATTCCTTGGCATTCTCACACACACCGGCATACGCAGAAACGAAATCATTCATCTTATGTAACTGCTCCACCGTGGCAGGCTTAAATTCCGCTATCGGTTCTACTGGATCCTGGGTTTCTTCATCCGGGTCTTTCATCTCCTCAGTCGGAATACAGAACACCTGAAAACATGCATACTTAAAAGCAATCGCCATGGCTTTATTTGTAGCCTTATCTCCGGAATCCATTCCCTCGCCGACAGTTACTGCTTCAATGCATGAACCATCTTCAGCAAAAAATGTATACTTGATTCGGCAGATAGAATAAATTAAAACTGATCCTTTATTTGTGGTTCGTTCCTGCCTCTGCTGTTCCAATACCTCCGGTACAATAAACACATGATTCTTTATCAGTGCCGGATTGATTGCATTCATAACCGCATCAATACCGCGATATTTAAACCCCTGCTGCTTATTTACTGCATCCTTACCAACCGCTCCGATTTCTTCCATATCAAGTATCCT